AGAAGTTTAGGCAGTCATACGACACGCTGAAAATGCGGCTTGCTTTGTCGCAGGAGTACAACACAGCGCCGCCTGTGTCCGAAACGGACACCGGGGGCGCAGAAAGCGGGGCGTGATATGGCAGCATGGGCAGACGAGCTTACAATAATCAGCCAGCAGCCGCCAGACGAGCGGGTAAACGCTGGGGGCTTTGAGAATGAGCCGCAGGAGAGCGCCCGTACTGTTTTCTGCAACAAGAAGAAAGTAGGCTACAGCGAGTATTTTAAGAGCCAGCAGACGGGCAAGGTGGTAGAGGCGAAATGCGAGGTACATAAGGCAGACTATGAGGGCGAGGACACCGTAGAAATGGACGGGCGGCGCTTTTTCGTGCTTAAGACCTACGACATAGACGACGATACCATAGAGCTTACGCTTACGGACTTACGGCATAAGGAAGAGGGGACATAAAAGCGGCGGGGATACCGCCGCAGGAAATGTTAATCATTTATTTTCAGAGTATCTGGAACATTGACAGGTGGATTGTTTTGTAAAAAGCGCAATGTGATTTTACAGCCGTAAGAAATAGGTTTGCCGTCTTTTTGACCGCCGCCATATACATCAATATAGCTTATGCTTTCAATGCGCCCTATATTGTCCTGCATAAAAGGTATCAAATCAGCGGGTATGTTTCCTATCTGCATATTATTGACATAGACACCGTAAGCGGGCTGCCCTTTAAACTCATATTGCTTTATTTCAACGTCGGCATATTCATTAAACGGGCTGTCGTGAAAATGAAGTTTACGCAAAATAAGTTGGCGTGAAGTGCCGTCGTCGTTATTAAAAGTTACACCCGTGACTTTTATAGGCGCAAATATGTATTTGGATTGACGTTGTGCGGGAACACTGGGCGCTGGCGTTGCGGCGGGAGTTCCTGCCGTATCGTTATTTGCTACATTATCCTGCAAGGGTTGAGAAAAAGAATTTTTGTTCGGGCGGGTAAAACGGTTAGGAGTTTGTGGCGTTTCGCCACTTGTTTCTGCTACTGGCTTAGCGGAACGGAAAGCCAGAAATGCAAAAACGCCGCAGATAACAAGGCAGCCAACGCCACCAGAAACCAAACCGCCTGCAAATCCGCTGAAAGCGGATAAAAGGAATAGGACGGCAAGGCAGGAAAAGACTATAGTTTTCTTTTTCATACAAAACACAACCTTTCTATCGTTTTTAAGAAAATTATAGAACAATGTCGATTTAAAATCAACAGAAAGGGGGTAAATAAAATGGCAGAGTTTACTACGGTGGGGCTGGAAGAGGTAATAGAGGCATTTAGCAGGAGAGAGCAGGCAGCAACAAGGGCAGTGCCTAAAATGTTGCAAGCAGGGGCAGCAGTGCTGGTAGAGGCACAAAGAGAAGAGGCAAAGGCTATGGGGATTGAGGAAACCGCTGGATTTATCCGAGCAATAAAGCATACAAAAGTGCAGGGCGGCGATAGGGAAAAACATATTGATGTATACCCGCAGGGCAGGGCAAAGCACGGAAATGACAAAAAGGGCGATAAAAGCAAAGTAAGATATGCAACGATAGGATTTATAAACGAATACGGCACAAGTAAAAAAGCAGCCCGTCCTTATATGACGGCAGCAAATGCGAAAGCACACGAAAAAGTAGTTGATGCACAAATGGAAGTATGGGAGCGTGAGCAGGGACAATGAGCAGCATAAAAGAGATTTTAGAGAGCGCAGGGCTGCCAGCACAGCGGGGCGTATATACTGGCAGATGCAAGCCGAAAGCCTATTATACTTTCCTACGGCTGAATGGCGGCGCTGCCGTAAATGCAGACGACACAGAGAGCGAGAGCAAGGAAATGTATAGGGTAACGCTTTTCCATAAAGGCGACTATGAGGCACAGCTTAACAAAACTCTGGAAGTGCTGCGGGCGGCAGATTTTTACATTAACAGCGTGGATATGGAGAGCTACGAAACAGAAACGGGGTACTGGCTAGTGCCTATCACAATCGAGATATTAAAGGAGTGAAAAGACAATGACACTGGGATTAAGAGATTTATTTTACGCAGTATGCACAGAGGCAGACGGCGTGGAAACTTACGGAACGCCTAAGAAAATGGCAGAGGCTATGACGGCTGATTTATCTGTAAAGACGGCAGACGGCAGCTTATACGCAGATGATACGTTGAGTGAAAGCGTATCCGAGTTTGTCAGCGGCACGCTTAAGCTGGGAGTAAAAGACCTTACGCCGGAAGTGCTGGCAGAGGTACTGGGGCAGATGGTAGACCAGAATAAGGTAGTATGGGCTGGAAAAGACGACGAGCCGCCGTATGTGGCTATCGGCTTTAGGGCAAAGAAAACGGGCGGGCGTTTTCGTTACGTCTGGCTGCTTAAGGTTAAGTTTAAAGTGCCGTCTGAAAAGTACGAAACCAAAGGGGAAAGCATCAAATTCAACACGCCCGACATTGAGGCGGATTTTACCGCAAGAAAGAAAGACGGGCGCTGGAAAGCGGACTTTGTAGGCACAGAGGAAAGCGACGCAGCTAAGACGTGGTTTACAGAAGTGCCAGAGCCAGCGGAAACCATAACAGCGGCGTAAAAACAGAATAAAGGGAAAGGAGAAAAGGCGCAGCGCATGGCTGCGCCTTAATTTGTTGATATGAGCGCAATTAAAGACAGTGGGATTACGGTAAAACTGAAAGGGAAAGAGTACAGACTTCTTTTCACCCTTTACGCATTGGATGAGGTGCAAACGAAATTTGGCGGCTATGACAAAATGAATGAGGCTTTTAATCAGAAAAATCCAGACTGGATAAAAGATACAATATGGCTGCTTACATTACTTATTAACGAGGGATTGAGGGAAGAGGGAGAAGAAACAACGCTTTTTACAGAGGAACGGATAAGCCACATAATCCACATAGGCAATCTGGCAGAGGTACAGCGTGCTATTTTTGCGTCGTTTGCAGCAGGCACGGCAGGCGACGGGGAAAGCGGCGGGGATACCGAAACAGAGGACGACGAAGAGGCGGGGGAAATGAAAGCCGTGCAGGAAAGCTAGACACTGCACGGCTTTTGTATATCGCTATGGTGCTGCTGGGGTATAGGGAGTGTGAGGCATGGAGAAAAACGCCGTACCAGATTGTAACCCTATTCGGATACCACAAGGAATATAACCCGCACATTTTTGGGCAGGAACGGGCAGCAGTACCACAGGCGGCAGAGGAACTGGACGACATTGACATAGCGTTAGGGGGACTGTAGCGAATGGCTGATAAGACAGAAAATATAAAAACAAGGCTTAGCTTTGACGGCGAGGCAGAATACAAGACAGCCTGCAAAGATATAAACAATAATCTGAAAAACCTTAATGCTGAAATGCGCCGAGTAACCGCAGAATACAAAGGAAACGAAAACAGCATAGAGGCATTAAGGGCAAAGCAGGGCGTTTTATCTGAAAAATATGCAGAGCAGGCAAAGAAAGTAGAAGAGGCACGCAAGGCGTTAGAGAGATGTGCACAGCAGACGGGCAACAACAGCGAGGCTACACAAAGACTGCAAAGAGATTTGAACTATGCAGAGGCGGCGCTTTTTGATACGGACGCTGCCTTGCAGTCTGTAGAAAACGAACTATCAGAGGGCGTGCAGGCGCAACGGCAGTATGAGGCGGCTTGCCAGGGGATAGATAAAAATTTATCCCTTTTGGGCGCAGAATTGCAGGAAGTGAACGCAAAGTATAAAAACAATGCGGACAGCGCAAAAGCCGTGGCAGAAAAGCAGGAAGTACTTAAAAGGACATATGACGAGCAGGCAAAAAAGGTAGCGGAAACGGAAAGAGCTTATGAAAGCATGGTGCGCCAGTATGGGGAAACCAGCAGCGAGGCGCAGGAGCTTGAAACGCAGCTGCACAGCGAAAGAGCCGCCCTATACGACGTGGAAAACCAGCTTGCAGAAACCGAGCAGGGGCATAACGGGCTTGCGTCCGCTATGGGAAATCTGGGCGGCATCATGGCAAAAGGCATAGCGGCAGTGGGGGCGGCTGCGGTTGCAATCGGCACGGCGGTAGTGGCAGGGCTGGGCTATGCCGTAAGCCAAGCGGACGAGGCAAAGGGCGCTTTAAATGATTTCTGCGCAGCCACGGGGACGGCTACGGACGACGCAGGGCAGTACAAGCAAGTCATGGAGAATATCTACAACGCAAATTTTGGCGAGGGCTTTGAGGACATAGCGGCGGCTATGGCAGAGGTACGGCAGCAGGCGGGCGACTTAGGGGCAGACGAGCTGGAAAAAATGACTACCAACGCATTAGCGCTGCGGGATACGTTTGATTTTGACGTAGCGGAAAGCACCAGAGCCGCCACACAGCTTATGCAGAAATTCGGCTTATCCTCTGACGAGGCGTATAACCTTATTGCGCAGGGCGCACAGAATGGGCTTAACAAGAACGGGGATTTATTAGACGTTATTAACGAATACAGTAACCAGTATTCGCAGGCGGGGCTAAGCGCAGAGGATATGTTTAACTCTATCGCCAACGGCGCTGCTACTGGCGTTTGGAGCATTGACAAAATGGGCGACGCTTTTAAGGAGTTCAGTATCCGCATGAATGACGGCACGGCAAACGAATACCTTGAAAGTCTGGGGCTTAATGCGGACGAGGTAGTAGGGAAATTCCAAAAGGGCGGCGACAGCGCAAAAGAGGCTATGAGCCAAGTAAGCGAGGCGCTTAAGAACTGCGACGACAAGACGCTACAGTATACGGCGGGCGTGGGCTTAATGGGTACTATGTGGGAAGATATGGGCGCTGATGCCTGCACGTCGCTTATGGACGTTGAGGGGCAGATAAGCAAGACCACGGACGCTATGGGGAAGATTAACGCCGTAAAATACGACACGTTTTCAGAGGCTATGCAGGGCGCAGGCAGGATACTACAGACCAGCTTTATCATGCCGATAGGCGAGCAGGCGCTACCGATTTTCAGCCAGTTTGCAAACGAGCTGGCGCAGGGAGCGGCAGAGGCGGGCGGCGATATGGGGAAACTGGCGCAGAGCTTTGGCGACGCATTAGGCAACATGGTAAACGGGCTGGCAGAAATGCTGCCGCAGATTACCAGCTTTGCCGTAGAGCTTGTAAGCGGGCTTGTGGACGGCATTGTAGAGAGTGCGCCAGCAATCGTGCAGGCGGGCGTAGGCATGATTACGGGGCTTGTGGACGGCATTGTAGAGGCGATACCGACACTGGCAGAGAGCGCAACGGAGATAATAACAACGCTGATTAACGGCATTGTGGAGCTGATACCGTCGCTGGCAGAGGGCGCAGTACAGATTATTGCAGGGCTGGCAAAAGGGCTGGGGGAGGCGCTGCCAGAGCTGATACCAAGCGTGGTAGACGCAGTGCTTACCATAGTGGATACGCTGATAAACAACGTGCCTATGCTGATAGATGCAGCCTTGCAGCTTGTCACGGGGCTTGCAGACGGGATTATAGCGGCGCTGCCAGTCATCATAGAGAAACTGCCGCAGATTATAACCAGCATAATAAATGCGCTGGTAGAGGGCATACCGCTTATTTTGGATAGCGCAGGCGACATTATAGTAGCTTTGATTGACGGGCTTATAGATGCAATACCGCTGCTGATTGCGGCAATACCGCAGATTATAGCGGCTATTGTAAAGGGGCTGATAACGGGAATACCAAAGATTTTAGAGGCAGCAGGAAAGCTGGTTACAACGGTTATAAACAAGCTAAAGGAGCTGCCAACGCTGATACCGCAGGCGATAGTAGCGGGCATACAGAAGATAGCCGAATGGGGCGCAAGCATGAAAGAAAAGGGCGGCACGGTTATATCTGACTTTGTAAAAAAGGTGATAGATATTGTTAAGGAGCTGCCGCAGAAAATCTGGAACTGCATAGTAGGGGCAGTAACCAAAGTAGCCACATGGGGCGCAAATATGCTTACGAAAGCCAAGGAAGTAATGACAACAATGCTGACGGGAATCGTAACCA